CCGTTCGGCACACATATAAAAGTAGCACAACTAAAAAGGGGCTGGAACCGTTGAAAAATAAGGACATTGATAGACTAATAAGATTATGTATAAAAGGCTGGATAACTTATGAGGAGCTTATAAAGCGTTTAGATGAGATAGAGAAAAAAGATAACCCTGAATTACCTGAGCCACCTAGAGTATACTAAAAAATTAGACGGTCAGTTATTGACCGTCTTTTTATTTTTATGCTAATGTGATCTGTCCTAACTCATTTACTATTTTTCTTGCCTCTGCCTTAGTTCTTGTCTCTGCTACTTTTTCGTATTTCTTAAATTCCTCATTTGTTAAAGGTGCTAAACAGTACATTTTTACTTTTCCGCTTATGATTGCATATACTCCATATTTCATATCTTTTACCTCCTGTAGTGGCTCTGTGTTATTTGTTAATATCATTATAGTATATTGCTTGCAATATATCAATATACAGAATAACCAAAGTTTTACAATTATCTTTGTCCATTTTGTATATTGCTAACAATATACATTTATGCTATTATAATATTGTAACAAGGGAACAGCAAAGAAAGGAGTTAACAGAATGGAAGATGACAAAATGGTTTTTAAAAGTTACTTAAGAGGATTATTAAGAGATTTAAAGCGTTTAAAGAAAGCGTTAAAAGAAAAGAATTATGAGGAAGTGGATAAAATAATAGATAACCTCATAGATGATACTCAAAAGGGTATTGAAGATTAAAACTAAATAGGACTAAACACTAGGGCGGTGAGTTTCGGTTAACTTCTTTCTTGCCACCGCCCCAGTAATTATAAAAATAATAGCAAGAAAGAAAATAAATGTCAATATTTAGGAGGTGTATACATGGGAGCTAAATACACAAAGGCTCAGAATAAAGCCACTCAGAAGTACATTAAAAACACCTATGATACTGTCACTACCAGAGTACCTAAAGGTATGAGAGACGTGTATAAAGCACACGCTGAAAGTAAAGGTACTAGCCTAAATAAACTGATCATAGACCTACTTAATAAGGATATGGAGGGCTAAAAATGACCGATAACGATAAAGACACTACTCCACACTATACACTGTCAACCATGAAAAAGCTGAGGAGTATACACCACCTCCAGCATAACCTAATAAGTTTTTACTCTGTCTGTAAATATCCAGTCTGCTAAGTTGTTTAGGACTGTTAATAGTCTGATAGAAATTATTGACTACTCCACCGCCTACAGTTCCGCTACCACCTATAGTAGCTGTGGCTGTTCCTAAGCCAGCTCTGGCACTTCCTACCGTGTCAATAGCTAAATCTTTTAAGGTATTAAATAACCCTTTAGTATTATCTTTAACACCTACAGCTATACCCTCTGGTAACCACTTACCGACCTCATTAGCCATGAGCTTAGACGGTGAGCCGATTTCAAAGAATTTTTTAAGCCACTCTGTAACATCACCTACAAAACCTTTAATCTTATCTTTAAGCCACTGTACTTTATTGTTAATACCGTTGTACAGACCCGTTACAATGTCAGAGCCGATAGACTTAATTTTACCTGTGATTTCTCCGACTTTTTCTACTACAGCGTCATAGAGTTTTTTTGCTGACTCTTTACCTTTTTTAGCTAAATTTGCGCCCCAGTCACCTACTTTATTGACCACTTTTTTAAGCCAGTCAGCCACTTTCTGAGGTAACTGTTTGACATATGCTCTCACCTGTCGGCTGTGTTCCTATCACTTCCATAATAGTTACCTCTTACAAAGTCAAGAAATCTGTACTTTTTGATTAAAAAAATATAAGTGTATTTCTGTCATGGGAATACCCAAAAGGTCGCACGCCTTAGCCATTTCTTCTGGTTTCCACTGTGTAATACCGCTTAAACGCTGTCCTACAGCACTCTCGCTCATCTCCATCGCCTCAGCAAAAGCCTTTTGTGTGTTATACACTTCCTTAATTTTGCCCTTTAACTTTGCATACATATCATCACCTCCTCTGGTACAGTTTTCTGTACCCCACAAGCCTTATTATACTGATATAATTTTAAATGTCAACACCAAAATACAGAAATTCTATATTTTTTTTATAAATCGTACATTATTTGTTGTATTTTCTGTACTTTTACCATATAATGATAATACACAGACAGGAGGTGAAAATATGAGTGATTACAAAAGAAATAATAGAATAGCCGAAGCGTTAGCTATGAAAGGGTGGAAACAGGTAGACCTTGTAGAGCGTACAGGCATAAAAAAGAGTTCTATTAACGGCTGGGTAAAACAAAACTGGCAACCTAAACAAAAGGCTTTAATGGATATGGCTAGAGTTTTAGGGGTATCTGAAATGTGGCTGGCTGGTTATGACGTACCTATGGAGCGTCCACAAGCTCAAATAAAAAATGATGAGCTGGTTAAGCTCATCATGGAGTTAAAAGATAATGAAGAATTACGTAATTTATGTATGTCTATAAGTCATCTAACAGATGATCAACGTAAAACTATAGGGAGCATGGTTACTGAGCTGAGCAAACTTAACACTCTGCACTAAGTAAGCCTTGTATGAGGTATAGTAATTCTATATCTGTACAGTTAGTTAATAATTCTTTGATTGTTTCAATTACAAAATCTCTTTCCATAGCTACACCCCATCAATCGAACAAATGTTTGTTTTTTTACAAATTTTATATTACTATAATTTTTCCAAAAATTCAATAGTAATTTTATAGAGGGCTCAGGTATGTCACCAAAAAATAAAAAAATAGAAAGAATAGCTTGTTATGTGCGTGTATCTTCACAAGAGCAAAAGTTACACGGTCTATCTTTAGACGCTCAGCGTGACACACTCAGACGCTACGCTGAGGAGCACGGTTTAAATATAATAGAATGGTATGAGGATGAGGGAATAAGTGGACGAAAGTTAATCAGACGTAGACCAGCTTTACAGCGTATGCTTAATGACGCTAAAGCTGGCAAGTTTGACCGTATCATATTTATTAAGCTAGACCGTTATTTTAGGTCTGTAGCTGAGTATTATGAGTGTCAGAAAGTATTAGAGGCTAATAAAGTGACGTGGACGGCTACAGAGGAAAAATATGACCTCACCACCGCTAACGGTCGCTACTGGGTGACGCAAAAATTAGCTATGGCTGAATATGAGGCAGATCAGACAGGGGAGCGTATTGACTTAGTGAATGAGTATAAAGTCCGTACAGGTCAGCCACTTACAGGAGCGCAGAGTCAGGGCTTAGCCTTTACGGTAGGTAGAGACGAAAAAACGGGCTTAAAAAACGTCATCCCTGACCCAGAGACTAAAGAGCTTATAACTGATTTTATCAATTACTTTTTAGTACACCAGTCTGTAAAAGGTAGCGTGGTTTATGTCAATAATAAATATGGTACTAAACATGAGTACGCCCAGCTTAGAAAAGTGTTAACTGATACTAAATTATGGGGGCACTACAGAGGAAATGACTTTTACTGTAAAGGTTATGTGGATAAAGCCACTTTTGATAAAATACAGGCTATTTTAGATAGTAACGTAAAACGCCCTAAAACCAATAGAGTGTATCTATTTACTGGTCTACTCTCCTGTCCTTGCTGTGGTAGAAAAATGACAGGTATAAGCTCTGCTAATCGTGTAAATAGAAAGCCTAATGGTAAAGTATACACTTATACCAATGTGATTTATCAATACCGCTGTAATAAGGCTAAAATGTCTAAGCTTTGCACCTTTAGAAAATACCCTAATGAGGCACACTTAGAAAAAGCCATGTTAAACAACCTTAACCGTTTTATTAACAACCATATAACACACGTTAAAATAACAGCTAACACTAACACCCACACTGACGGTGTTAAAAACTCTATAGCTAACTTACACTCTGAAATGAATAGATTAAACACTATGTTTAGAAAAGGTAGAGTTAAAGAGGAGGAGTATGATAGAGAGTATGAGGAGTTGGAAAGACAGCTGGCAGAGTTACAGGAGAGCTTAACACCTGTGGAGGAAAGAGATTTAAGCATATATGAGGAGCTACTGGCTAAAGATGACTGGAAAGAGTTATATAACGCTCTTAATAAAGAGAATAAAAGAGCGTTCTGGCGTAAGTATGTAAAGGCTATAAAGCTAGATACAGAGGGCAAACTGGATGAGATAATATTTTTTTGAGCGGTGTGCTACTAACATAGTCGCACCGTTCGGTCCAATCAAGCCCACAATTTGACCTTCTTTTATTTGAAAGTCCGCATCGTTTACCACCTTATGGTCCATATATTGCTTGGTAATCCCCTTTGCTTCGATAATTACATTGCTCATAATCTCCTCCAAAGTATCTGTTTTCTTTCAGCTTCTATTTCAGAATAAAAAAGAAACTTAAAGAATTTCTTAAATTTTTTAAATTCTTTAAATTTCTTTTTTAAATCTAATTCCGATGCGTAAACTGCTTTCTTCTTTTCTTGCAAACACTTCCGCCTCCTGTTTCATGGCAAGCATTTTCACAATATAAAGCCCCAAGCCTGTTCCCTGGTTACTGCGAGCCTCCTCGCCCCGATATGTTCTGTCAAAAATCCTGGTTTCATCCACATCCTGTCCCGGCATAAGCACATTTTTAAAGGATAATTCACAAACTCTACCATCTTTTTCTATTTCTACCAATGAAATTTCAA